CATAAAACAGATTCTCCTCCTTCTTTAGTTGCAGTTAAAGTATTCCCAGCAGTTCCGTTAGAACTAACAAAAAGAATATCTCCCTCTGAAAAAGAAGAAGTGTTAATATTTTTTAGTGTTCCGAATGCAACAACTTCTACAATATCATCAATACTTGCAGAACTTCCTACTAATCCAAATGAAGGCATTTTTGTAGCATCGTTTGCGTCTGCTAAAGCAATCGTAGGCGTGTTGCCACTAACACCTACTACATAAACAGCATCTCCTTTATTTAAAGCTACTGTAGCTTTTGCTTCAAATTTTACAGCTCCATCTAATGAGCCAATAAAATCATCAGCAATAACAGAATTGAAAGTTACATCTGCGTTTGTGCCAACATCTTGTCCAATAGCAATATTGTCTGCATTAACCGTTACACCAGTTCCTGCTCCTACTGCAATATCTCTTGTGGCAGTAATATCGCCACCACCAGTTAAACCTGCACCTGCAGTAATAGATACGCCTGAATGGTCTATATGCTCATTTGCAACAAACCCACTTAAATCATCGTGAACAATCTCACTATCTGTAGTTGATAAAGTGTCGCCAGTAAGTGTAATACCAGTTCCACCAACTAAATTTGTGTCATCGCTAATATCTATTTCTCCAAGTGTAATTTCTTGTCCACTTAGGGAAAGATAATCGTGAGAAGTAGTAACAAGTGTTACATCGGTACTATTATCTGTACCTGCTACATCTACATTCAAATTACTTCTTGCTTCTGCCGAAGTTGTACCACCAGTACCACCTCGAGCAATAGTTAAAGTGTTTATTGTATCATCAACAATATGAACATTTGAGATAGTATTCGCAGTACCACTAATACTTTTATTTGATAGAGTTTGTGTGGCACTTAAAGTAACCACAGAACTATCTATGCTTAGTGTTCTTGTACTTGTTAAATCTCCTCCACCTGATAAACCACTTCCAGCACTAATACTTACAGTGCTATGGTCAATATGTTCGTTGGCAACAAAGCCAGACAAATTATCGTGTACGATTTCAGAATCAGTAGTAGATAGTGTATCTCCAGTTAAGGTGATTCCAGTACCACCAGTTAAGTTAGTATCATCGGATATATCGATTGATCCTAATGTGATTGCTTGTCCTGATATAGATAAATAATCGTGTGATGTCGTTACTAATGTGACATCTGTAGAATTATCTGTTCCTGCAACATCTACTCCTAAAGTAGTTCTTGCAGTAGCAGCGTCTGCGTCATCAATAAGTGACGCACCAAAAGTTGTAATTGTTGTGTTATCAGGTAAGCTAAGTGTAGTAATACTTGAATCTGCACCATCTAAGTAATTTAATTCTGCTGTAGTAGCAGTAAGTCCATCAAGTATGTTTATCTCTGCAGTAGAAGCAGTAACACCATCTAATATGTTTAACTCAATAGCAGATGAAGTAACTGCATTTAATTTAGTTAAATCGGATTGTGTAACTCCACTACCACTAACGATAGTAACTGATGCATCTATAGTAGCTCCCGTATGGGTTGATGTATAATTTGCCATTTCTGTTCCCTATTAATAATTAAAGTTATGAGGGGGAAATTAATCCCCCTCAATCTAACTCATTACGGATTGTTGAAATTAACAACTGGTAATGAAGTGCTTGATGCAGCGTGTGATAACACAGCTCCAAACAAGACATCTGCAACAACAGAAGTCGCTAAATGATCGATGTCATAAGCTGACTGCACTCTTGGTGCTATTTGTTGTGCAAAATAGATTCCGTTTCTATTGAAAATAGAACCAGACTCATCTCCAGTACCACCATCATCGTCCCAGTCTACAGATGCAATAACTGGCATTCCATAGATTTCCATAATACTACCAGAAGCTAATGGGTTAGCAGCGTCACCTCTTTTTTGTGCTTCAGTGAAGTCGCCTAATCCCATAAGGCTCATATACATAGCTGGTGAAGCATAGAAGAATGTTTCTCCATCTGTGTAGTCATAACCTGCATCAAGAAGTTTTTGTAAACCACTTCTGATTTCTGCAGTTGTTGGTGTATTATCTGCAGCTAAAGTAACATCGTTACCAGTTGCTGATTGGATAATATTAACAGCTAAGTAGTTTTCTACTTTCTTAGCTAAAGCGTAACCCATTGATTTTGCATAAGCATTGAATAGGTCTGCAGATTCTTGAACTCTTACGATGTCCTCGATTCTTTTCGCTTCGTATTGGTGTTGATCTAATGATAATTGAATTACTCCGTCAGTATTTGCAGAATAAGTTACTGCAGTGTCAGCAGACTTTGCAGCAGCAGTTTCTTCAGCTACTTTAGGAATATTAAGTATGTCGCCACCATTTTGTACCATTGATGAAAAGTCTAATACTTGATTTCTTAACTGAAATTTTCTTTCAGCATAATCAAGAATAGCATCTCTCCACATTTCTGGTATAAAATTAGCAGCAGTTGTTGTAGTTACATTTGCCATTTTATGTACTCTCCTTAAGATTTAAAATGTTATTTTTTCTTAAGGTAATGACTTATCAAGTCCTTATGCGACTCCCTACGCTTTGAATTATTATCTAACTCGTTGAAAGGGTTTCCTTTAAACTTCGTAACGGAAACTTTATTCTCAACTTGTCCTACATTAACTCCAGCTCGTGTTTCAAATTCTGAAACTATGTCACGCAAAAGAGATAAATCATCTACCTTCTCAAATTTTTCTCTTTTCGTTTCAGGAATTTTACCCAGAAGAGAATCTCTTTCTTGAGTCACATACTGATTAAAAGATTCAGAAACTTCGCTAAACTTTGCTTCCAACTCTTTATTTTTATTCTGTTCTTCAATTAAGAGAGCTTTGTATTCGCCCTGCTCTTCTAAAGTCTTTTTACGCTGTTCTTCCTGTGCAGTAGCTACTTCTTGAACTTTTGATTTTAATTCATTTCGTTCTTTTACCAGCTCCTGAAAACGATAATATGGAACAGCTTGTTCTGTCTTTTTTTCGTCTTGACTGACTTGAGGTTCTTTTACAGCTTCCTCAATGGCTGTATTCTGTTCTAATTCAGACATTTTTACTCCTTAAGTGGATTATTATATGACATTAAGTTAATTATGAATTAAATTAATCACAATTAGAATGTCAAAGAAAATTAAAGAGTTTGAGTTCAAGCAAAAATGGTTCGATTATATGAACTATGTACCTCACGCAGGTCAGCGTAAATTACACTTTCCAGAGAAACAAGGTGCTTCTTATTTTGTAAATATTTGTGGTAGACGATATGGAAAAACTACTGCAGCGTTCCGTGAAGCAGAATTTTATGCAGCACAACCGAATCAAAAGATTTGGCTTGTTGGATTATCTTACAAGAAATCAAGACTAATGTTTCGTGAAGTATGGAAAGATATGGTAGCAGGGAAGGCAAACGATATTGAACGAGCATCAGAAAAAGAACAGTATATTAAGTTCAAGTGGGGAACAACCGTAGAAGGTATGTCTTGTGAAAATCCAGACTCTCTTGTTGGTGAAGGTGTAGACTTATTAATTATTGACGAAGCAGCAAAGATGCCAAGAAAGATTTGGGATATGTATTTATCTCCTACCCTTATTGACAGAAAAGGGAAAGCTATTTTTATTACTACACCTGAAGGGTTTAATTGGATATATGACTTGTACTTGTTAGGGCAAACAGATCCAAAATGGTATTCGGTGCAATCTCCAAGCTGGGAAAATGAACACGCATTTCCAGAAGGCGAGAAAGATTCTTTCTTAATGGAACGAAAAAGAAATATGTCCAAAGAATTATTTGACCAGGAGTTTGCAGCCAAGTTTACTTCAATGGAAGGAAGAGTATATCCATTCGACAGAGAAAAAGATGTAGGCAATGTTCCTTACCAAGAAAACCTACCTACTTATTGTTCAATGGACTTTGGATTTAGAATGCCATCAGTATTATGGTTTCAGACTTATAAGCAAGATGGTAATTGGCATATCAATATTATTGATGAAATAATTCACGAACGCAATATCCCTACCGATAAACTTGCAGAGATGATAAAGAAAAAGAACTATCCAGTAATTACTTATTATGGTGATCCAGCAGGTAGTTTCGTTCAAGGACAATCTGGTTTAGGAGATATTCATATCTTACGCAAACACGGAATTTATGTAGAGTATCGTATGGACAAACTATCCAGAGATATACAATCTGGTGTTAGCTATTGTCGAAGTTTCTTTGAAAATGCAGATGGATTACGCAGAATAAAAATTGATAAAAGATGTGTAGGTATTGCAGAAGATTTCGAGGGATATAGATTCCCAGAAGCAGTAGAAGGGAAAGCTATCTCTAACAATCCAATCAAAGATGGATTCTATGAACACGGTTGCGATGCCTTCCGATATTTTATATTGAATAGATTTCCAATTAGAGCTAACTTCATTGGAAGAATATCACGATAAAAAGGAATACTTTGATGGTTTTAACAGCACGAGAAATTATACAAGACTCATTAACTAACTTTAAAGAAGAACAAGCGAAAGCTCGTAGAGAAGAAGTAAGAAAGTTTTTAGACTATTATTCAGGTTCTTTAACCGAACAATATATCGAAGGATATTTTAAATCTGACGCATTTCAAGAGATTCCTCATTACAATACCAACATCGTGAAAAAATTCGTCAATCGTATGTCTAAGATTTATACTATCGGTGCTAAAAGAAATGTAAGCGATAGATATTTAGATTTAACCTATGTAAAAAATGCTCGTATGAAACAAATGGAACGAATGACTCGTTTACTTGGCTCTACTGCAACTTATGTAATGTATGATGAGTTAGAAGAACGCTTTGATTATCGTCCTATTTATTATTTTGAGCCATACTTTGGTGACAACCCTTATAAACCTGAAGCGATTGTATATCCAATGATGCACGGACACGCAGACTTATCTGATACAAATGAGTTAATGTATGCGTATTGGGATAGCGAATTACATTTAAAATTCAATGAGAATGGTGATATTCTTGAAGAGGTACAGCACAACTTAGGTATATTACCTTTTGTATTTACACATAGAGAAGAGCAATTAGACTCTTTCTTTGTTGAAGGTGCATCAGACTTAGTATCTGCTAATGAGCATATCAATATTACAATGACTGAAATGCAATTAGGACTACGATTCCAAATGTTTGGACAACCAGTAGTAACTGGAATTATTTCTGACAACTCTAATGTAAGAGCAGGATCAGATGAAATTTTAACTTTACCTGAAGGAAGTAACTATAGCATAGTTTCTCCACAAGGCGATGTTCGTTCTGTTATAGAAAATATAAAATGGCAAATAGAATTAGTAGCATTGAATAATCACTTATTTGTTACTTTCGCACAATCAGGTGGGGAAGTACCAAGTGGTATTTCTCTAATGATTAAAGACTTAGAACGCCACGAAGATTTTATGGACGATAAAGAATTATATCGTCAATATGAAAAAGAGTTCTACAAAGTAGAATATGCTCTATCAGAAATAAACAGCTTAGGTTTACCACAGCCATCAGAGTTCAAAGTAGACTTTGCTGAAGTAGAATATCCTATGACTACGCAAGATAAGATTATGTTAAATGAATATAAATTAAAACATAACTTAACAACAGAAGCACAATTACTTGCAGAAGAAAACAAAGATTTAAGTATTGAAGATGCTAATAGAATCATTGATGAAAATGCAAGTATTAATCAACCATTGGTGGTCGTAGATGATAAAGATGCAAAACAAAGTTGATTTCGATTTTAAAAAATTAAAAGTTAAAGAATTAAGAAAAATAGCAGTAAGAGAAGTTCTATCTCCTTTAGCAGACAAAGCACGAAAAGAATCTTTGAAAACATTTAAAACTCAAAAAGATATAGAAGGCAATCAGTTTAAAGACTATACAGAAAAATCTAAATGGCTAAGCTATAAAAAGAAAAAAGGATTATCTCAAAAATTAATGATTGCTACTGGAAAATTAAGAAACTCTATGCGTGGTTCAAAAGGCGTCAAAACAAATATGACAAAAATTACTGCAAGGGTTGGCAGCAATATACCTTACGGACATTATCATTTAGCAAAAAAAGGAGAAGAGCCAAACAATGTTCAGCGTAAATGGTTTTACTCTTCCAACGAAGAAGCAAAAAGACTTCTATCTCCTGAAGTAGAAAAATTAAAACTACAAGATAAGTATTTTTCAAAATTTACATCGCTATTAAGAACCAATCTGCGTAAAATAGGTAAAGTTACTACATCAAAATAATGGACGATTTAATAAAAGAACTGTACAAAATGGCAAAAGAGTTACGAAAAATCTCTGAAGCCAATAATGATTTACTTGGTTTTATTTGTCAAAGGGTAGCACCTAATAAAAAAATCTATCAGGAAGATATTAGCGTTGATGATATGATTTCTATTTCTATGGAAATGTCAGAAATGTTTGAAAAATATGAAGTTATGCCTGACGAGTATGGTCTTGCTTAGACTCTAACTCTGCTAACTTCTCTAACCACTTACGCCTTTCACTATTTGTCGGACGCCTTGATGGCAATGGATCTAACCCTACTTTCTTAGCTCGTTGCAATAAAGCGTATCTACTTGCTCTATCCTCTCGGCGTTTTTGTCTATAAGGTTTCTTTCCTTTCTTGATTTGCTCTACTGCTTTCTTTTCTTTTATATCTCGTTTCTTCGGTTTGTCGTTTACAGGGTTTCTCTCTGGAAGCGTATCCAGTATTTCTGTAACCTCTTCGCTTTCGGCGTCTATAATCTCGTCAGCGTCTATTTGTTCAGCTTTTAAGAACTTCTCAAATGGACTATCTACAGTTACATTGATGTTTCTAACCAATTTCCCTGAATGTTCTAATACCAGACGCCCTGCCTGGACATTCCCTTCAACAGCTTCACGAATCATACTATTTAATACCATCGGTAGCTTGGCGTTGAAAGAAATCATATACTTCTTATAATACATTTCCACAAATCTATCATCAGCAAACCAGCTATGAATGGTGCGTGGACTTACTTTTAATTGCTCGGCTATCTGTTTTTTGTTTAGCTCTGGATTATGAATTAATAAATCAATAGCAGCCATTTGATTGGCTTTCTTTAGTTCGATATTGCTCATTTACCTTGTCCTCTGTATTTCTTTTTATAATACTTTTTAGAACCTTTTGTTCCATACTTGGTATTCGTGCTTTTACCTTGTCGAGTTTTTTTAGCACCATTTCGCTTTATAGC